TCAGGGGCATTACACCAGTAAAGAAAGTAAAACACAGACCTTGGATCTGCTAGAATCCATTGGGACTGCTCCTGCTTTCTGTCAAGCGAACATCATCAAGTATGCCTCTCGCTTTCACAAGAAGGGACAGGAAAAAAGTGACCTGCTGAAGGTCATTCACTACGCTATCCTCTTGTACCATTTCTCTGGACTTCACAAGAAAACTAATGGAACTTATGAAACTTTCTGATTCTACTCTCAATATTCTTGAGAACTTTTCGACTATCAATCAGTCGATCCTGATCAAAGAAGGTTCTAAGATCAAGACTATTTCTGTCATGCGTAATATCTTGGCAGAAGCAAACGTCCCTGAAGAGTTCCCTAAGGATTTTGCCATCTATGATCTCAAGCAGTTTCTGAATGGTGTAAAACTCCACAGAAATCCTGATCTTGGATTTGACAACGATTCTTTTGTCACTATCAGTGAGGGTAAACTCAAAGCAAAATATTTCTTTGCTGATCCTTCTGTGATTGTTGCACCCCCAGACAAAGAACTTTCTCTTCCCAGCAAGGATGTTTGCTTCCAATTGGAAAGTCAGCAGTTGAATTCTCTGTTGAAAGCGTCTGCTGTCTATGGTCTTCCCGATCTTTCTGCTATTGGTGACGGGGAAAACATCAGTCTAGTTGTTCGCGACAAAGCAAACGACACATCTAACGAGTATTCAATCGTTGTTGGCGAGACTGATGCTACGTTTGAGTTCAATTTCAAAATGGAGAATATTAAGATTCTTCCTGGTTCTTACAACGTCGTGATTTCTGAGAAACTTCTTTCTCAGTTTTTCAACGATTCTATTAACTACTATATCGCTTTGGAACCTGATTCCACATTCGGATGAGACACATTCTTTTTACTCTAAAAGGTTGCTCTGAAAAACTTCTAGATGATGAGTCACACATCCGCAATGTACTTGTTCATGCGGCACATCTCTGCAAAAGTACATTGTTGGATGTCTCATCACACAAGTTTGATCCTCAAGGTGTGACTGCTATCGCTCTCCTTGCCGAGAGTCATATCAGTATTCATACCTGGCCAGAGAATGGTATGGCAGTGTGTGATGTCTTTACCTGTGGTGAGCATACAGTGCCTCGTGCTGGTGTTACTTACATGTATGAGATGTTTGATGCCAATGACATTGTTTCAAATGAGTTTGTGAGACCCTTAGAATGACTTGGACTATTCCTGTTGAAGAAGATGAAAATGGGGAGTTGTTCCTCACATTTCCTGAAGATCTACTACAAGAATCTGGTCTAGAACCAGGAGATGATGTAGAGTGGATTGACAATAATGATGGATCATTTACTCTCAAAAAACTGAACTGACTTATGTCTTCTCGTGATGATTTTATTTGGGTCGAAAAATATCGCCCCAAAACTATTGAAGAATGTATTCTCCCAGAACGAATCAAGAAAACTTTTCAAGAGTTTTTGGTTAAGGGAGAGATTCCTAATATGCTTTTGTCTGGACCCCCTGGCATTGGCAAAACTACCGTTGCAAAAGCACTTTGTAGCGAACTGGGGGTTGACGTTTATGTGATCAATGGATCAGATGAAGGACGATTTCTTGATACGGTTAGGAACCAAGCAAAGAACTTTGCTTCGACCGTCTCACTTCAAGGACTGGGTTCAAAGCACAAAGTCATCATTATTGATGAGGCTGACAACACGACCCACGACGTACAACTCCTCCTACGGGCAAATATTGAGGCATTTTATAAAAACTGCCGATTTATCTTCACGTGTAATTACAAAAACAAAATCATTCAACCACTCCACTCCAGGTGTAGTGTCGTCGATTTTGCCTTCACGGGAGAAGAAAAACAAGACCTTGCCGCCAAATTCTTTAGGAGACTCAAAGAGATCCTGGTTGCAGAAGGTATTGAATCTGATCCAAAAGTACTGGTAGAACTAATCAAGAATCACTTCCCAGATTGGCGTCGTGTTCTTAATGAATGCCAACGCTACTCTGTAAGTGGTAGTATTGATACTGGTATTCTGTCAACTTTTGGTGAAGTTCAGGTCAATGAGTTGGTTAAGAACCTGAAGCAAAAGAATTTTACTGAGGTTCGTAAGTGGATTGTTTCTAACCTAGACAATGATCCTAACCAACTACTTAGAAAAATCTATGACAACCTGCACCAGAGTTTAGTTCCCTCCACAATTCCTGCGGCGGTATTGATCATTGCAAAGTATCAATATCAATCTGCGTTTGTCGCTGATCAAGAGATCAATCTCCTTGCCGCACTAACTGAGATTATGGTTGACTGTCAATTCAAATGAGATATCAACAAGTATCTAACTACGTTTATCAGTTTCCATCAGTACTTCCGCCAAAGTTATTTTTGCAGGGATATGATGAGTTTTCTCTTTCCAACAATAGTTGGATGGTAAAACAGGAACGACAACGTATCACAGAGTATGACCGCCATCCATACTGGTTTGGTATTGAAAAAGTCAGAGGCGATACTCTAGGTTGGTCTAATTCTTTGATTGACATTGGAGCATCGCTAAAACTGATAGCAGAGCATACGCTCAAAACAAAATTGAGATTGGGAAGGATAAACACCAACATCCAGGCATATGGCATGGAGTCTTCTTTTCATAAAGATGGCACCGACAAAGATTGGACCTTTATGGTCTTCTTTAATCCTACATGGAATGCTGAATGGGGTGGTGATCTTCGCATTCAAATTGATGAAGGAGATTACATCGGGTTTACACCATTTCCGAATAGTGGTATACTATTCAAAGCAGATCTTGAACATAAAGGTGATCCTCCAAACAGACTGTGCAACTTTTTGAGATACAGCGCAGCATTTACATTTTTTGATTATGAATCTTCCTTTTGATAACGACAAAGTTGATTGGCAACTGGTCGCAAACACTGTTCACTGGTATAAGGATAGTGGCAAACCCATGGAAAGAGCATTTGCCTCTCTTCTGTTTGAGGTTGGCATTTCCGAAGCATCTGGTGGGCAGTTTCGTTATGTTGGCAACGAAGAAGTTGGTGTTGATCTAAGAATCAATTCCAATAATGAAGGACTGGAAATTAAGTCTCAGTTCGATCTATTCCCCAAAACAAACCGTGGGAAAAAGACCAAAAAAATGGGATACACTTCATTCCACTCTGCAGAAAAAACCTGTGATGATTTTGACATTCATTGCGATCATTTGATTTTGATCGACAAGAATGTGGATCGCTTTAGGTGTGCATACATCTCCAAGGAGACCATGGAGAAGCATAGAACTGAGATTTTTACTGAAAACAAATCTGGTATCTTTGCACAGTTCTCTATGGATCATCTGACTTTTATTACTGACAAGTTAGTTTCTCATCCGACTCATGACTTCCAACCCATTGAAGTCATTCAAAACATCGTTCGTGAAGAAGTCCTGAAACTATACAATGAAAGAAACCAAACTGACACCTGATAATGCTGTCTTGGCAGCAGATAAATTCATTGACTATTACTCTGGATTCAATCGGATTGATGATTATCTTCGTCATGTGAAGAAGAGTCGTGTCTCAAAACGTCCTGGTGTTTTGTTTGGTGCAGAGACGGAGATGTTTAGTAACTTCTCCATGAGACCTGAAGACTTTAAGATTCGTATTCATACAGTTGATACTAATCCTAAGACTACATCCAGGTACAATCAGAATCTATATTCTGATACTCTTAATCTCACAGCATCAAATGCAGTTGAAGAGGCGATTCCTGGTCGCACTCTTAAGTGGATCGTAGAAGAAGAAACCACAAAGACTATCCTAGGTGTAGTCAGGTTTGGATCTCCAACAATCAATTCTAAACCTAGGAATGATTACTTTGGGGAAATCTTACCTCTATCGCAAATCAACAAAGAGTTTGTGATGGGTTTCAACATTGTTCCAGTTCAACCTTTTGGTTACAACTATCTGGGCGGTAAACTTCTTGCTCTTCTTGCCTGCTCTCAAGAACTGAAGCATCAGTTTGATGAGAAGTATGGAACAGATCTCAAGTACTTTGAAACTACATCACTATATGGAACTACTAAAGGAGTGTCCATGTACGACGGTCTAAAACCGCTTCTAAGGCACATTGGAGACACTGAGAGTAACTTTCTACCTTTGTTCCACGACGAGTACTTTAGAGACCTTTTCTGGTGGTTTAATGATAATGCCAATCAAGGTGAACGATTGATTGCTGCAGACAAGTCATCAAAGAAGTTAAAGATTCAAACCAAGATGATCTCCATCATTAGGAACTCTTTGACTGATAGTGACAAACTTAAGCAGTTCAATGATTGTATTGACCATGCTAAATCACTTACAGAAAAGAAACGATACTATCTTGGAGATTTTCGTCACACTGCTGATCAAGCGATTGAGTGGTGGGTCAAGAAAGCAACTAAGAGGTATGACAAGTTGAAGACTGAAGGAAGACTGAGGTCTGAACTTGAAATCTGGTCACCTGGTGTTGATTTGGAGATCATTAGATAATGTGGAGAATCTGGGCAAAAGCACTGGGGCAGAAAGATGGACGAAATGACAGAGAAGCAGATACTGTTGCTGGCATACGCACCCTTATTTTTGTTTCTTACTTGGCTACCAACCTTTTTATTATTAGTGGAGTGATTAGGCACTGGAATGACGTACCAACTAAAAGACTGGTTGAACAGCATCAACCATCAAAAAAATGATCTGTTTGAAGAGGGTGCCTCTGCTAAAGAATACCCTGCATACATTGTCAACCGCTGTTTGTCTGGCGATCTTGATGCAATTATGTTTGCTAATGAGATGAATCTGAATCCCAATCTTGATTCTGATTTACAGTATTATTTTTTGCTAAATACTTTGAGAAAACGGAAACGTTTTAATCCCTGGCTCAAAAAAGAAAAACTTGAAGATCTTGACGTTGTAAAGTCTTACTATGGTTATAGTAATGAAAAAGCACGAGAGGTCTTGAGCATTTTGAATTCTGAGCAAATTGCATTTATTAGATCAAGACTTGACCGTGGAGGCAAAACATGAGCGTCGTGAATGAACCTGAGATTAATTGGAGTCAGGATATGATGGTTGAAGTCATTCTGAGTGAACCAGATGACTTCCTTAAAGTGAGAGAAACTCTGACTCGCATTGGAGTCGCTTCTCGCAAAGAAAAGAAACTATACCAATCCTGCCATATCCTGCATAAGCAGGGTAGATACTATATCGTACATTTTAAAGAACTATTTGCTCTAGATGGTAAGAAAGTAAATCTTACTGTCAATGATGTTCAGCGTAGAAATAGAATTACACAACTAATTGCTGATTGGGGACTTATTCAACTTCAGGACGCAAGTTCTATTTCTGATATTGCACCTCTGAATCAAATTAAAGTTTTGTCTTACAAGGACAAGAATGATTGGATTCTAGAAAGCAAATATAACATCGGAAAGAAGAAAGTAGTACAAACCGAATGATTATGTAGGGGGATCCACACCCCCTTTTTAATGCGTTCTGTTATAATTAGTAGTGGATGCCGTAAGGGTCCAAAATTAACAGACGCTTTAGAGGTCACTATGTTTACCGACGCAAATGTTTTCACACTCAGTGTGCCCGAAACCAAACGCTATCTGAGAGACATTCAGAGAAATAGTATTGGAATGGATGAATGGTTTAGAAGGTTTGAGACAGCACACGAATCTCAAACAAATTATCCTCCCTTCAACCTTGTTAAAGAAACTGCAACTAAGTTTAGACTAGAGATTGCTCTAGCAGGTTATGGTAAGGAAGACATTGAAGTTTCTACGGAATGGAACAAACTTCATATAGAATCCAAGAAAGTAGAAGAAAGCGAAGTAGAGTATGTACATCGTGGTGTAGCAAAACGTGCTTTCAGTCGCAGTTGGACACTATCTGATGATGTGGTTGTTGGAGCAGTTTCATTTGAGAATGGAATGCTTACAATTGAACTAAATCGAGTTATACCAGAACATCAAATGCGTAAAGTATACGAAATTGCATAAATATAGAAGGAGTGAGTATATACTCTCTCCTTTTTCTGTATGAAGCACATGAAGAATCTTCAAAAATTCTTAGAGCAATCGGTATCTCATTTTTATCAACCTGATCTAAATGAGACATTTTGGCATGAGAAAAAATTGAAGTCTATTGTGAGACTTCAACTTCTAAGAATTGCTGATGCCTTCATTGACTTCACTGAGATAAGTCCAGAGGCGGTAGTAGACGTAATTTTAGTAGGCGGCAACGCAGGATATAACTATACCAGTAATTCAGATCTTGATCTGCACATTGTTGTAGATACTGATAGAATACCAGATTGCGATGAAAGTATAATTTCCGATTATTTTAAAGATAAAAAACACCTCTGGACTTTAACTCATAATATTACAATTTACGGAACACCCGTAGAACCTTATATTGAAACTCCTGGTACTCCTAGAAAGAAATATCAGGGTGTATATTCTGTGATGAAAAATCAATGGATTCAAGAACCAACCACTCCAACGGGTGAGATTGATTCTGAAGCAGTAGATAAGAAGGTAAAGGATTACATCCATCGTATTGAAAATGTCTTGCAGACCACTAACGATGAGAATGTAATTAAAGAATTAATTAAAAAACTGGGTCGTTACCGTGAGTCTGGTCTCCAAAGGGGCGGAGAATACGGCATCGAAAACCTTGTATTTAAGAGACTGCGAGCAGGCGGGTATATTGACAAACTCAGGCAGTATGTGGTACACTTAAAGGACAAGAACCTATCCTTGTTATGATCAAAATTTTGATGTTGAAGTTGGGAATCGTTTTGGTTGCCAGTATTGAAGATATTGGTTCTGAACTTGGTGAACCTGATTGCAAACTAACGAATCCGTTTACCTTGACGCAGAACGTAGACGGCAAGTGGAATGTACTGCAACCGTGGCCTGAATTTACTAGTCAGAGAACCGCAGTAATTCACTCCGACAGCATTTTGACTATTGTCGAACCGACCAAAGAACTGATCCAGAAATTCCAAGAACTGACTGCTGAATGAAGTTTTACACCAACGTTCAAATGGTTGGTAATCAGTTTCTTGTTCGTGGTTACGACGATGGTCGTCACTTCATGGTGCGAGAAAAATACCAACCAACTCTTTTTGTACCGTCCAAAAAAGAGACATACTACAAGACTCTGGAAGGTAACTACGTTGAACCCATCAAACCTGGTGGGGTAAAGGACTGTAGAAACTTCATGCAGCAGTATGCAGAGGTTGAGAACTTTCCCATCTATGGGAATGAAAAGTTCATCTACCAGTATATCTCGGACAATTACACCGAAGATGAGATTAAGTTTGACATCAACAAAATCAAACTGGTTACGATTGACATTGAGGTAGAATCCGAGTATGGATTTCCTGATGTGCATTCTGCAGCAGAAGAGATTCTGTTGATTACGCTACAGGATTACACCACCAAGGAGATC